GAAAACGGCGATTTGTTATTTTATGCTATCTCGGTTCGAGATTACGAAACTCTGGCCCTTAATATGGCAGAATTGAAACGGTTTCTTGAGCAGCAGAAACAGATTATCATCTACTACGAAGCAGCCGTGAAACCAAAGAGCCGGCCAGGGAGGCCTAAATAAGTGGAGATGCTTATAGCAGACGGCCTTGACGCCGCAATCATAGGTGTTGGCGCGAGGTGTGGGCAGCCCGACATTGTGGCCTATAATGTTGAGAAAGTTCTCGAAATTCTTGTTGCTCGGGACGGGATGACATACGAGGAAGCCCTTGAGTTCTATGAATTTAACATAGCGGGCGCTTGGGTTGGGGATCAAACGCCGCTATGGGTTCGTGTAGGGGAAATGCCCCAACCATGTGACGGGGAATAAGGCCCCTTTTTTGAAGTTTTCTGTCGAGGAGATACGATGGACGGAATATTGCTTGCAGAACATCTTTTAAAATCCATTCGAGAGCGTCGGGACAGGATCTCGGAAATGATGTCGGCTGGAACGGTGTCCGGTTACGAAGAGTACAAACAACTTGTTGGCAACGTGGAGTCTTTAGACTATATAAGTCTGGAGTTAAGAGAAATCTTAGAAAAGGCGGATTAATGTCCGAAAGCCCTGAAAAATCTGATAATCTAGTGTCCATAGATCCGGCATACGTTAAGCCAGAAGAGCGTGTTCTGGATCCTAGTAAGATCGATGCGGATACTTTTGAAAGACTGCCTTCCCCTACGGGGTGGAGGCTTCTTATTCTCCCCTTTCGGGGGAAAGGCCGCACAGAAGGCGGGGTCCTGCTTCCGGATGCCTTTGTGGATAGAGAATCAGTAGCTACGGTTTGTGGTTATGTACTAAAAGTCGGCCCTCTGGCGTATGCGGATACGAAAAAATTCCCCAGCGGAGCGTGGTGCGCGGAAAAAGACTGGATTATCTTTGGTCGTTACGCGGGCGCTCGTTTTAAGATTGACGGCGGCGAAGTGCGTGTTTTAAATGACGATGAGGTCATTGCGGTTATTCAGGATCCCGAAGACATCCTGCATTTTTAACATGGGAAAGATACCATGCCAGATATCGACCAAGAAGAGCTAGTTATAGATATCCCGGATTCGGGACAATCCATTGACGTGGAAGTAGAGGCTCTGGATCTTACTTCAGAAGATGAAGATACCGGCGACGAAAACTCAGAAGAGCACCTGGAATACAGTAAGAAGGTCAAGCGTCGTATTGACAAGCTTACTAAAAAAGCCCGAGAAATGGAGAGGCAACAGGCTGCTGCGGTTGATTACGCGAGGAATATACAGGCGGAAAATACCCAGCTTAGAACCCGAGTACAGGACTTAGATCAAGGATATGTTGCAGAGTATGGCGACAGGGTTGCTACGCAGGCCGATTCTTTGTCCCGAGACCTGGAAACGGCAATTGCTACAAACGACACTTCGGCTCAAGTTGATCTCAATAAAAAGCTGGCTCAGTTGGCGATTGAAGAAGAACGGGTCCGTAGTGCTAAACAGCAACAGGCGCAGCAACAGCAACAGGCGCAGCAACAGGCGCAGCAACAGGCGCAGCAACAGCAACAGCAACCGGCGCAGCAACAACAACCGGTCCCTGTTCGAGCAGATCCTAAAGCGCTGACATGGGCTCAACGTAACAGTTGGTTTGGCGAAGATGACGCAATGACGTTCGCGGCATTTGGCATACACAAGACTTTGGTCGAAGAAGAAGGCTTTGACACGGAAAGTCCTGAGTATTACGATGAGATTGACAATAGAATTAAGATTGCGTTCCCGCACAGGTTTAATGGGTCGCAATCTGCCACAGAAGTACGCCGCCCCCAACAGGCGGTTGCTTCTGCTACTCGCTCCGGATCATCCGGGCGCAAAACAGTGAGATTATCTCCAAGCGAGGTTGCAATAGCAAAGAAGCTTGGAGTTCCTCTGGATCAGTACGCGAAATACAAACGCTAGGAGATGATGATGTCTGAAGAGAATATTGATCGCTCTCCTCGCGCTTCTAAGACCCGAACGGCTGACCCCCGCAGGCAACCTTGGAGACCCCCATCCTTATTGGATGCACCGGACCCGCCAGAAGGCTTTGTCCATAGATGGATAAGAGCCGAAATCAGGGGCTTTGACGACCGCAAGAATGTTTCCGCCCGTATGAGAGAGGGGTGGGAACTGGTTCGAAAAGAGGAATACCCTGAGTTTGAGTCCCCCACCGTAGACAGCGGACACTATGAAGGTGTTTTTGGCGTGGGCGGATTATTGCTGGCACGTATTCCGATTGAGATTATTGAGGAGCGTAAGTCTTACTTTAATCAGATGAGTTCTGATGCAATGGCTGCGGTTGACAATGATCTTATGAAAGAGACGCAGCACCATTCGATGGCGATTCAGAAGCCTGAACGACAATCGCGTGTAACATTTGGAGGTCCTAAACGTAGCAACGTGTAGGCCTTATGTTTTGAACCCTTTTGCTTTGAGGAGCATGAGAAATGGCTAACATTAACGGAAGCTTTGGCCTCCGTCCGCTCAACAAGATGGGCGGCGCGGCCAATTCCACTGCTACTTCGAACTACTCGCTATATGAAATTGCGAACGGCAACACTGACAAACTTTATCACGGGGAGCCCGTGATTCCACTGTCTACCGGCTATATTGGCGCTCCCGGCGCTGCGGCTGGTGGTACAGTAGGCCTGTTGGGTGTCTTTCAAGGTTGCGAGTACGTTTCAAGTACCACTGGGAAACCAACCTGGAGTAACTACTGGCCCGGTTCTGGGGCAGACAGCAACCACCCCGTCAAGGCGTATATCAACGATGATCCAATGCAGCTTTATGTGATTGCAACGGATGCCACTTGGACTAGCAAGGCTACGGCTCGTGCCGGAGTGTTTGCGAACGCCAACTTCTCAACCGCTATAACGGGGACAGATGCAACGGGTATTTCGCTGGGTCGCCTTGCAATCAGTACAATTGCAACAACGGCGGCGTTGCAGATGCGTGTCATGGGCTGGGTAGAGGATTCGATGAACGAAGACTTCGCGTCTGCGGGTATCGGGGCCATTGTCCGCCTTAACAACCACTTCAATAGCAACAACGGCGCTATTGCGGCGGGCACGCCTTCGACAACCGGCGTATAGGAGGGTTAGAAAATGGCTATTAGTAGAGCGCAACTCGTAAAGGAGTTGGAACCCGGCCTGAACGCATTGTTCGGAATGGAGTACGATCAGTACGACCGAGAACACGAAGCGATCTTTTCTATGGAAAGTTCAGATCGTGCTTTTGAGGAAGAGGTGATGCTTTCCGGTTTTGGGAGCGCCCCCACTAAATCAGAAGGAAGTGCAGTATCTTTTGATGACGCGCAGGAAGCTTACACTGCTCGTTATACGATGGAGACGATTGCGCTTGCGTTTTCGATTACGGAGGAAGCTGTTGAGGATAACCTTTATGACCGGCTTGCGGGCCGTTACACGAAGGCCCTTGCTCGTAGCATGAGTCAGACAAAACAGGTTAAGGCCGCTTCGGTTCTTAACAATGCGTTTGACAGCACGTATACGGGTGGGGATTCGAAGGAGCTTTGTGCTACGGATCATCCTCTTGTCACAGGCAGCACTTTCCGGAACGAGCTTTCAACGGCAGCAGATCTTAACGAGACAAGTCTTGAGCAGTCTCTGATTGATATTGCTAGCTTTGTTGATGAGCGCGGTCTTAAAGTTGCGGTGCGCGGGATGAAGCTGATTATTCCAAAGGAGCTTCAGTTCACTGCGGATCGTCTGCTTGAGTCTACTCTTCGTCCGGGCACTGCGGATAACGATGTTAATGCTATTCGGAACATGGGTATGCTTCCGGAAGGCTATGCCGTTAACCACTTCCTGAGTGATACGGATGCGTTTTTCATTATTACGGATGCCCCGAACGGCCTGAAAGGGTTTAACCGAACGGCTGTGCGGACTTCCATGGAAGGCGACTTCGACACTGGTAACGTGCGGTATAAGGCTCGCGAACGCTATGCGTTTGGCTGGTCCGATCCTCGCGGAATCTTCGGGTCTCCGGGCGCGTAAGAAAAGGGGGAGAGGAAACTCTCCCCCACTTTCTGGGAATCATAGCCCTAGCGACTGTCCCAGCAGACGCTTACGAAGACTCTAGGGCATATCTCTCGTAAGGAGGATAGCCAATGGCTAACACGACTTTTAACGGTCCCGTTCGTTCGGAAAACGGCTTCGAACAGATTTCCATAGCATCTGTTACGGGTGTGGTTACAACCAATTTAGATGTAGATACCAGCGGTAATTTGGTTACTACGGGATATGTCTCGGCATATGATAATGTAGTTTCGATAACAGACGCTACTTACAATGTTGAATCAACCCAGTCCGGCGCAGTTTTTACCCTTAACCGCGCAGGAGGTATTGTTGTTACGTTGCCAACCGCGGCGGCAGGACTCCACTACACTTTCCTTGTAGGAATTACCTTTTCCGGAGCGGGCCAGATTAATACAGACAACGCCAGTGATCTCTATTCTGGTTTTGCACAGATTTTTGATCCAGCAACGGCTGGGGACACCAACACCTTTATCCCGGATGCAAGTGACGATGACACCATTGATCTTGGTGCGGCAGCACAGGGTTGGCTGGTTGGCGGAATTATCCGTTTAAAGGCTACCACTGCCGCTGTGTGGCATTGCGAAGCCTTCCTCCACGGTGACGGCACTCTAGCTACACCGTTTGAATAATCAATGTTGGGGCGGGGGGTTATCCCCCCAACCTTCTAAAGGAGGGTTAAATGGCGGATGCTGTAACTGCTACAACCGTGCAAGACGGGCCTAAAAAAGCTGTTCTTTATTGCACGAACACGAGTGATGGAACAGGAGAGTCGGCTGTTGTCAAAGTAGATGTGTCCGCACTCTCTTCCTTGCAGGACGGAACAGCTTGCACGGGTGTCCGTATCGAGAAGATTACGTTCACTAATGTCGGGATGGGGGTAAAACTTCTCTGGGACGCCTCCACGGATGTTATCGCGGCAGAACTTCCAGCGGACTATTCAGATACTCTGGACTATTCAGATATAAGCGGTCTTCCTAATGTTGCCGCCTCTGGTGGTAAAACGGGAGACATTCAGCTTACAACTGTGGGTCACGGAAGCGGAGATACTTACTCAATAGTCCTGTACTGTTTGAAAGAGTACGCATAGGGGCTTGAGCCATGGTTGTGGATCTAGGACGAAAAAATGAGCTAGAAATCCTAGAGCTTCGCGGAGACTTGAAGTTGTTAGACCAGAAGCTGGATACTATAAAAAATAACGACTTATCCCACATACAGAAGTCGTTGGATAATGCTCAGAAATTTATGTGGGCTGTAGGGTTTATGGTCCTGGGACACTTGGGGGTTGCTGTAAAGACTGCTCTTTGGGGATAAAGAAGGGTTTAAAAAACAATGGCTGTTTCTGGATCTAAGGATTTTGAACCTAACGTAGCAGACTACGTCGAAGAGGCTTTTGAACGTTGCGGCCTTGAATTTCGCACAGGTTACGACGGAGAGACGGCCCGCCGATCTATGAACTTTTTGTTTGCAGATTGGGCTAATCGCGGCCTTAACCGCTGGACTATAAACCAGGTCAGCCAGACCGTTGCTTCTGGTATTTCGTCGTATCCTGCGGGAACGATAACTGCCACGGTCGGGTCTTCTGAGAGCTTGACTCTTGGAGAGACCATAACAGGCGGAACCAGCGCGGTAACTGCATCCATTATAACGAAGCCGAGCGCCACGACAGTAACTCTGACAGTACCCTCGGGTACGTTTACGTCCGGGGAGACCATAACAGGCGGAACCAGCTTGGCTAGCACAACGATTAGTGCAAGTCCCAGCCTTGATGACGTTCGATCTACCATTGATGTCTTGTCCGCTGTAGTTCGCCGTAGCGGCTCTGATGTTTCTATTAGCAGAATTAGCCGGGATGACTATCTAAGCATTCCTACAAAATCGTCCACGGGAAGGCCTATACAGTTCTACGTAGACAGGCAGATAACGCCTGTCGTCAAGGTTTGGCTCACCCCTGAGAATAGTACGGAT